CTCATACGGAGTGCGACCAGTAACAGGTTGGTTATTGAATGTAGAAATATGTTTAGGCATGTTCATAGCTCTAACCCTCTTGAGAAAAGGCCCTGGCGAACCAGGGCGCGGCTGTTAGTCTTCTTCTACTTCGTAATATTTGCCAACGAGCTTGGTCGCGTCTTTATGGAACGCTTCGACGTCTTCGTCGGCCAGCTTGGTCACCGTGCGGACTTTGTAGTCCTCCAGCAGCTCGTCGAACTTGTCGGCGCATTCGTCAGAATCACCGGCAGCGATAGCTTTCGCGATGGTCTTAATCTCTTCGCGCAGCTTCGCTACGTCCGGGCCTTTCGGTTTAGTTGCTTCCGCTGCGGCTTTGATAGACTGCCCGCGCATGCGTTTTTGCTTCGGCTTCTCTTCCGGCTCGTCGTCCAGGTCGTCTTCTTCCTGTTTCGGCCTGTCGCCGCCTTTAACAGCAGCAGATTTTTCTTCCCCTTTAAACGGTACTTCGGCAGCGACTAACAGTGAATCTACTTTATTAAGAGCAGAGTTCGCCGCAATCAGTTCATGAGCGACTACGAAGCGTTCAACCAGTGCTAAGAATTTTTCAAGATATGCAATCATTTTTGGTTCCTTTTATATGCCGGATTGGGGCCCCGGCGTTGCCGTTTGAGATTAATTACGTTCTACGGTGTAACCTTGTGATTCTAGCCACTCGGCCACCTCATCAGCCTTAATTCCACCTTTATCAAACCAATCTTCAAACCCGCCAATTGCGTCAAGCAGAACGTCCGCGCCGTACTCCGCCACAATTTCGTCAGCGTCGATAACTTCGGTTATATCGGCCCCTATAAGAGTAACGGCAACTTTCCCGTTACGTTGCGCTTCGATATCAGCGATTGTTTCAACTTCTAAACCATCAATTCGTAAAGTCATTTGTCTATCTCCGTATCAGTTGGTGATGAGAACTATAATACTAAACTAATCCGTTATGCAAGCACTTTAGTAAAATAATTTTCAGCTTGTACGGCGCAGGATTACTGATGTATATTATGACGACAAACAACCAAGGAGCTATGTAATGAAGCCACAACCGACCGAGTTTAGTACCCGCCTTCGTGAAACCATGCGTGCGAAAGGCATTATGCAAATTGAGATGGCGCAGCGCTGCGGCGTGACACAATCGGCAATCAGCCACCTGTGCTGTGGGCGTAACAATATTGCCGATGTGAACCTGCTGTTCAAGATGGCCGATGTGCTGGAAGTAGACCCGCGCTGGCTGGCGGAAGGAGATGTGGAATAATGTTTACTGATTCTGATTTAGCGGATTTGCACATTGCCTGGTTAAATAAGAATTTCCCTCGCAAAACATTTTCAGATGAGGAATGGGAAGAATTATCTCTTTATACGTGGTTGGCGTGGCGGGATTCTTACAGAGCAACTCGCGATAAAACTACAGGATAAAAAGAAGCCCCGGCATCAAAATGAGCGGGGCTTTTCTCGAAGAGTGGGTCGAACCATTACAACAAAACCTCAGTGTGTGCAACACGAGTATAGCGCCGTGTTGCTAAAATAGTCAAATAAAGGTAGCAGCATGGAAAACATTCTTTTCTCCATTGGCAACGATGCTAAATCCCGTCGCGCCAAAAACTACGATATGACCTGGCCGGAGTTCATCGCCGAGATGATGGACTACATCGACGAGCCAAGCCTGGGCGTTGAGTTCTCAGGCGACGAAACCAGAGAGCAGTACGACCGCAAGAAGAAACAGCAGAACTACATCGCCGCTGCCGTTGATAAGGTACGCTCTAACGACACCGTGCTGGGCCGCTCCATCCTCTTCATCGACCTGGACGGTGTGTCTACCCGAGAAGTCCGCAAAGTCACGCGCCAACTTAACGATTTGGGCCTGGCTTACTTCGCGCACAGCACCAGCGGCGACCGCCACCCTGTAAAAGGTGATGAGGAACTGCGCGCCGTACGTTTCCTTATCCCAACTAACGTACCCATGGCCGCCGATGAAATCTGGCATGTGCAGCACGCTATGCTTGACCAGCTCGGATTGATTGATGCTCCCGGGGTCGATATGACTGCTAACCAGCGCGCCCGCATCATGTTCGTTCCTCCGTATGGCGCGGAATTCTGGGAAGGCGAGGGCAAGCCCGTGCGCGTTACCCGTATGCTAAACAATGGCTACGAGCCACCGAGCGAGTCCGGCAACACGGTATGGTCGGAAGAATCACTACTCATGGCGTCGGAGAATAGCCAGGCCATCGCAGGCTGGGCGTTCGAGATGGGTCTGGAGATGATGCCGTCGGGGCGCGGCTGGGCTATCCAGTGCCCGAACCACATGAGCCACACCGACGGCCGCGACGGCACCGAGGGTGATACGGCTATTATGCTGCCGGATTCACTGCACCCGGAAGTGCGTTTCGTCTGCCAGCACGCGCACTGTCGCAACCTGAACAGCCACCAGCACATGATGCTTCAACTTGTTGGCGTGCCAGATAGTTATTTACCGGAAGCGCATAACATTTCGAAGAAGCAAATTGCCGAGCTGTTCCCTTTCATGGATGAGGACGAGGTAGAGCACGTCCACCGTAACCAGGTAGAGGCTGCGGCGGACGGTCTGGACGCGCACGTGTGCCAGGACGAAGACCTGATGGACGAGCCGTGCGCGCTGTTCACCAAGCGCGACCCGATTATCGACGGCCTGTACAACTTCAAATCGACGTTCGAGCTGGTCGGTGAGTCAAACATCGGGAAATCGTTCTTCCTGCTCGGCCAGATGGCGTGTGCGTCCGCCGGGCTGCCGTTTGCCGGTGCGAAGGTTATCAGGTCGCACAGCTTCTATTTCGATGCTGAGGGCGGCAGCACGACACTGGACCGCAAACAGGCCCTACAGAAGACCTACGGCGACGACCTGGACTGGCTGCACATCATCGACCTGCAATCCGAAGGCTGGGACATCACCAGCAAGGCCGGCCAGCGCGCCATTATCCGTCACATCCGAACGACGGCAGGCACTGACCCGGTCGGCCTGGTGGCGTTCGACTCTCTGAACCAGTCGGTTGCGCTGTCGGATAAACCGTTCGACGAGAACAGTTCCTCTGATATGGGTACGGTGGCGTCTGCGCTCAAGGCGATTGCCGATGAAACTGGCGCGTGCGCAGGTGTCGTACACCACCCGGCCAAATCCGAGAAAGGCACACGCCGCATCGGTCGCGGCTCCGGCGCGCTGCATGGTGCGGTTGATTTCGTCTACTTCATTGAACAGCCGGACGAGTCTGAACCGCTGCGCCTGAACTTTTACATGGAGAAGGCACGCGGCAGCACCAAACAGTTACCCCGCGGCTTCCTGCTGGCTAAGTGTAAGATTGAAATTACCGAGACACACAATGACTTTATACTAGGGATTCAATCGGACCGGGCAGCACCTGATTTCTCAATGTTTTTAGAGGGTTACACCCAAAAACCACTGGAATCGGCACCACGTGACGAGACGCTCGTTCTTATACCTGTTGCATTGCTGCCGTTCGACTCAAAGGCTGCCGATGCAGGCCGCCTGGCGGCGAAGAAAACGAAGGAAGACGGCCCGATGCTGAAAGGAGATGAGGCGAAAGTTTACGCCGCGCTTGAGGAATTGCAGAACGAATCAGACCGGCCACAGGGTTATTCTGTCTCCGAGATTATCAAACTGTCGGGCGACGGCGGTAGGCGCAGACCGGCGATTATGGCCCTGGCAGAACGCAACATCATCTGTTACGGACGCGATAAAAAAGGACGGTTACTTAACGGCGAAGAAGACCGGCATATGCAATTCCGCATCCCGGTAGGCCCTAACGATTTCACAGATGGGCAGCCAACAGATGATTTAGATGACTAAAAACAACGCTCAGCCGACACGTTCCGACAATGTTGGCTGTGAATAGTTATGCAGAAAAAGTGAATAAATATGTTCCGACAAAACCCCCGACAAAAGTTGCTGCCGACATCCTGTCGGAAAGTTGTCGGATTCAGCATCCATGCGGGTTACCGATGGTTCCGACAGAATTTCCGACACTATCATCTAACGATGAATGGTGGTGGTCTGTCGGACCCACCATCCATCTTGATGATTATTCATTTAAGCATGCAACACGGCAGCAAAGATAAAAGTGACTACCGGCAGCGCAAAGAATTATGTTGGCTGCTACTTGCAATCATAGTATTAGTGTCGTAATATCTGTGTACGCCAACAGAGGAGATGGAAAATGAAACTTTGGAACGTTGAAGCAGAAGACTACAGCTATGATGAGTACGACTCTTTTATCGTGTGGGCTAAGACACCGGAAGAAGCGATAGAAATTGCTAAAGCCGCGTCTACAGATTGCATAGGCCGCACAAACTTCAAAAATGGCGCAACGGCAACGGAGATTAAGAAGCCGCGTAAGTCTGGTGTTGTGCTCGGGTCTTTTAACGCCGGTTGATTGTGGCGTGCGATTGTGATGTTACAACATAACAATTAAAGGAGACAGAGAAATGACAAACAACGCTAAAGCAAGAATGATTCTGGGAATGGACCACTGGCGTAGTAACACACAGAAGGTGGCTTTGCTTAGCCCGACGTATCGTCGTCTTGAACGCAACAGTCCGATGCGCCATCTGGCGGTATGGCGTGTGCTACGCACCAAGAGTAACGACCACGCCTACGGCATCATTTAAACGGGTCGTGCGACCGGGTGATTAGCTTGTCAGACTACCATACAAGTTCTCAACCCCGTCGCACGCGTAACTAAGATATATCCTATTTCAGAGGTGTGAAAATGTTCAAGAAAGGTCAGGTCATTAGAAGTGACCTATCACGGAGCTTTTACCTTGTTCTTGCGTGGCCCGACAGTCTCGAATTAAACACCGGGCAGATAGTCAGGCTAAATACCTACGGCATCTGGAAACTAATCGGCAACAACTACCAGGCCAAGAAGCCATGTTCGCGCTAAAAGATATCGTCACCTGGACGCACCCACGCAGCGCTAAGACGCACATCGGGGTAATCGTCCAGGTTTACCAGCGCAACGGCAGCGAGCGTTACGTGGTGCAGGTGTGGCGTCAGTTTGCACGCCGCCCACGCCACTATCGGCCTAATCCTGCCTGGCTGAAGAAATTGCGTTGACACCCCGATACTACTCAGCTAATATGAGTATCAGTTAACCAACGGAGACAGAGACAATGAACGACGAAGTAAGAGCAATTCTCGAAGAGGCATTAGACACGCTCGAAAGTTATGAGGTGCAGATAGACGGTGAGTGGGGCGCTTGCCGTGGTATCGACGAACTGTACGCAGATGGATGCGTGGGTGACGTGTTGCCTAAGATTAAAGCCCTGCTGGAGCGTGAATAATGGCTACTCTCAAAGACCACCAGCAGGCGATGGTCGACCTGCTCGCATCCGGCAGCGGTATCCCGGCCTCTGCGTCACGTCTGGCTCATGCGATGCACGATGTTATTCAGGAGCTTCTCGGTGAAGTTCCGGTAGAGCGTCTGCTACTTGCTAAACTGCGTGAAGATGCGACCACACCAGGCCTGAACGACAAGGCCCTGGCCGTAGACCTGGAGGCGTGCCGTCCTAAAGTTAAATCCGCCGAGCGTCGCGTCAAGGAGCTGGAGAACACGGTTAAGCAGTTGCGTGCGAGTAATGCAGTGCTGCGAGCAGAACGTGATGAGTTACGAGCCGAGCTCGATTTTGTCGATGCGCCAGAACAAGCAGGATGCCGTAAACCGGATACCGAGGACTGCGTACATATATGGCACCGAACCCCGTTATTTGGTGTAGTTGAATGCGAGCGGTGCGGCAAAAAGGATAAAGACTAATGACCACAGACGATTACAAAACTTGCGCAAACCGGCTGAAGATTATGATTAGAGCCGAAGCACGCGCCGGACGCTACGCCGCAGTTAAACAACACCTGTTCTCTACCGCGCCATCAGAATGGGTGCCTTTTGATAAACTAAGAAGTATGCTTTTAGGTAAAATACTATGACCAGTGTCCTTTTCATTTGGGTAATGTCGGCGGGCCAGCTCCATCTGGAGGGTGTGGAGACATTCTACACCCTGGAGGCGTGCCGTGTAGCGGCCCGTGCGGCAGAGAACGCGCCCCTAACCTTCACAGACCGCCCGACCGATATTCAGGTTCGCGGTATCTGTGCAACTAAACGACTGGCTGGAGATAAATAATCATGGTTAAGAGCTATGAAGTTAGAGGTAGTGAACTCGGTGGGGATGAGTTTTATAGCGACTGGGTTAAAGTGGTTAAGTACGAAGACTACCTGATTCTCGAAGCGCAACTACGGCAGCGCACAGAAGAGCGTAACGCGTTCGCTAAAGCTATCGCAGATGCGGGCGATGAGATGGTCGACGAGGCCACCTATGCAGACGCGGTGGCACTGACAGAGAGGCTCGGCTTATGAGCTCCAAAGACGAGACAGAAAGCCTGCGCGAAGAGAATCGCGCACTGAAGCGTGAACTGGAAGGGCTGCGTGCTGCATACCAGCGCGCCCTGAAGCAACTGGAGAAACGAAAATGAATAACCCAGCCCAAGTACAGTTCGCTGTACCAATGAATCTGGAAGATGCGTCGATGTGCGACGCAAAGGTGCATGTTGGTTTTGTAATCAAGTCGTCTAAAAACTACTGGCGGTTTCAGTACGCGAACGGTTCAAAGCGTACCATGAACAAGGATAAATGGTCATTGTACGGCAACCTGTACGGAGCCCGCGCCGCACTGACAAAGCTGTTACAGGACAAGCGCGACAAAACTCTGGCTCACGCCAGGTATCTTGAAGAACTAATGCAGGGAGATATGTTATGAGCCTTGCTACTGACATCCTCAAAGCCCGGGCTAACCTGTCGCTGTCGCCGCCGTCGCCGTACAAGCCCAACCGGGATTGCGTCCCCACTGCCCGGCGTACCAAAAAGAAACAGCCAGAGCCGACGCCTAAAGCCGTGATGGAGAATCCAAAGGTGAAGGGGGTTTACTACATGCGTGAACACGATATGTGGCTCGCTAAGGTCCATGATGGTGAATGCGACCGCCACCTGGGTATTTACTACACACATGCCCGCGCCGTTGTGGCGATTAGACTGTACCGTTACTGGCGACGACAGGGCCTGACAGACATACCACGGCAACCATCAACGAAGATTCGCAAATGCCCTTACACAAGGCCCATCTGACAGGTGGGCTTTTTATTTCGCCGGTTAATGGTTATTATGCGTTCAGAGTATTCCTATATACCTTACTGAACGGGGATGAGTGAATGGCATCACTATTGATTATTAACCAGGGGTGTTCATATGGGCACTGTCGCAAAGGTGGACAATATGGCCGCTGACCCCAACGACGTGGGAACAATTGCCGGTATTATCGGTGGCGCTGGCGTGGTGGGCATGGGCCTGTTGAAGCTATGGAAGCAATTCTTCGCTGACCGGGCCGACGCTGCTAACTCTCAGGCTGTCGTTAACATGCTTAACGAGCTCCAGGATGAAAACAAGGAGCTTCGGGCGCGCATCGACACGAAGGACACACAGATAGCTGCACTGATGCAGGAAAAATTCACATACCAGGCCGACCTTAAATCCGCGCTCGATAAAATACAGTACATGTCTGTACAGATTGACACGCTTAAGCAGGAACTGAGCGACATCAAAGCCGCCGTCCGGGGGTCGACATGAGCAATATGCCGGAGGGACAGGTGACCGTCGCGGCTAAAGTGTTCTGGCGGACCCGCCAGTTCTGGATTCCGACCATCGCGGTTATACTGTCAGCTATACTTATCGGGTATCTCATCGGCAACTGGATAGCCGCAACCGGCGCGAAAGAGGTGCTGGCACAGCAGGAGCGCGCCTACAAGGAAGCCTCTGATGCACGCAAAGCGGTGCTACAGCAGTGTCTGGTTACCAATGAGGCCAACAGCAAGCGCCTGGCAGAGCTGGGTAACAAGACGGCCAACGCGCTGAACAAAGTAGCCACTGACGAATAAGAGGATTAATCATGCCACGCAATATTTCTGATAATGGCCTACACTTCACCGCTGCGTTTGAGCAATTTAAGCCCGTGGCGTACAAGGCTACCAAAAACGAACAGTATTTCACTATCGGGTATGGCAGTTACGGCCAACATGTCAAAGAAGGCCAGAAGATTACTGAAGGCCAGGCCCTTATCCTGCTGAACAAGGATATGGCTGCTGCCGTGAAAGCTGTCGATGCCGTAGCGCACCCGTCGCTGAATCAGTCGCAGTTCGACGCTATGGTTGACCTGGTGTTTAACGTAGGCCCTGGTGCTATCGCCGCGTCTACGGGCACGGGTAAAGCACTGCGCGAGGGTAACATTGGCGTGCTACGCCAGAAGCTGCCGCAGTTTATCAACCAGAACGGCAAACCACTGCTTGGCCTGCGTCGCCGTGCAACCGGCCGCCTGGCGCTGTTCGACGGGATGCTGTGGCAACAGGCGGAAAAAGTTGGACGCGACGTTAATTAGTGCTAGGATTAGTCTTAGTGGCATGTCCTTGTGATACCTGGATAGCGTAGCAGCGCAAAACCTGCCAGACTGGAGCCAATCGCCAGCGCCACACCAAATTCCACCCAGCCAGCTTTGCCCCGACTAACCATCGGGGCTTTTTTTTATCTTATTCGCAAATAATAGTTGCATAATATCTATGACCGGCCTATAGTCTGATTACACCATACAACATGAGGTCGAAAAGAATGGAAAACGTATTCAAAGATGTTACCTACCACTTGCCGTGGGTTGGCGTTTATCGCGGGCGTAAATGCTATTTTGCAACTAAAGCCGAAGCCAGCTTGTTTGCTAATACAGGGGAGATGCTCTAATGAAAATCACCGACAAACTCGCGTTCGAAGACGCACAAATCATGGCTCGCATTGCCGTGGGTAAATTGGACAGCGCTTTCTGGTTCGCCGCGATGCAGGCACTGAAAGCTGCGTATAAGGGGAAATGAGGTATGCGCAAATGGTTAATTGGCTTTTCCTGGGCAGCAGATACTAAAACAGGGTTTGGTAACGCGTTCATAACGCACGAAGACGACAGCATTATCACTCAATCCGAAATACGTGATTTCGAGAAACACGTAACTCAAAATGGTATCTTTTTAGCTGATGCAGGCGAGACAGCAAACAGCATAGTTATACTTTCAATAAGCGAGATAGGGGTCTGATAGCCATGTCTGACGAATACAATTACCGAAATGTTGGGTACGGCTCAGATTCTACGGCAGCGCCTAAGTACACCAAACAGAACGAAAAGCCGATGCCAAGCCGCGAAGAACTGCTGGCTCGCAACAGCTTCGGCTCCGTCAACGACAATAAGCATCTGAACCGGATGCTGGAGAAACGGAAATGAAAAGTCATATCAAAAGAATGGTGCGTGCTTACGATAAAGAGTTGTGCGTATTTAGAGACATGCGTAACTGTAAACGTAAACGTCGCGCAATGGCCAGACAGATGGCATTGGCCTGGGATTATGAGGACGTCGAAATAGTCAATCAAGACGACGCCGATGAGATGGCAGGCGACGACATTTATTATATGTGCCACTAGAGGTGCCGACGAAATGACTAACCAGGAATACGAAGCCGCCAGCATCACGGCAGCACAATGTGGTCTGCGCTTTGAGGGCGAGCATCTCCGTAAGCAGTACGACGAGATTATCGCGGCTGCCGAGGCTAATCTGGCCCGCCTGTACGAGGCGCGTCGCGAGATTTGCAACCGGTACGACCTGAATAAGCCAGAAAGCGAAACCGGCGCAATGCTTAAAGAAAAAGTGATTAATGGGTTGGCGGAGGTATACCGTGACCAAAGTAACTAAAGAATCTTTGGCCGAGAATATCGGCCGCCTGGAGAGCTACGGTGACCTGTCGATTAACGAGGAATACCAGCTCAAGGCGTATCGGTTGCTTGCGGTATACATGGATTTGTGTTTGCATGACTGGGTTAAGGGGCGAGACGGCGTTTTCCGTTGCGGTAAATGTGGCGATAGTTGGTGACTTATGACTAACATCATCATGGTAACAATCCTCGGCGCGCCGCTGGTTATCATGGCGCTGAAAGAGATAGGCTGGTGGTTATGAACACGTTAGCGTTACTGAACATGTACCGGGAGAAAGGCGTTGCCGCAGTGCGCACACCATCCGGAATCCGGTTTATGGGTACGAGAAACATCACACGGCAGCAACTAGCTACTCTGAACCGAATCCCGCAGGAAGAACTGTAGGCAGCGTTAAAATGGCAGAAAGTATAACCACAATCCCGGAGCTAATTGCCAGATACGGCAGCATTGCTGCGGCGTGTCGCGCAACCGGTCTCAGTGAGATGACTATCGCCAAGTACCGTTTCGACAAGGACTGCGAGAAGCACATTATATATAACGGGCGTCTGATGACGCATATTGTAACCAGCCCGGTGCTGTACTCGCGCCGGGGTCGTACCAGAACTGACAGAGCGAATGGGTTATGAGAATTGCACTGATTGAAGATAAGCACGTATTGACATGTGTTGGAAAGATGCGTGATGGGGAGCCAACGTATTACATTCGCAACTTGCTATCGTATCTGTACAAGGATTTAGACACGCCGTCCGTGTTGCGTAAGTTAAAGGATATGGAAAAACGAGGCCTGGTTAAGCGGGTGAAAAGTCAACACTTCCTGAATAACATAAGCTGGACTTTAGCTTAACCCTCCTGCCCGCGCTTCTGCGGGCTTCTTTTGCCTTTGTCAATATCTCGCTATATAATCCCATCAGAGATGCGCAGGGCGCGTCTCATGCGTTATGATGGTCATAACCGCATCAGACAGGAGATTTACCCCATGAAGATTGGCAAGGCTAAGCCAAAAGGCATTGCCGGTGTAACGCCAGCACGTAAAACAGGCGACAAGGAAAAGCCGGAGGGCTATGTCTTTGGCCGCCCGACTAACTACCGACCTGAATACTGCCAGGCCATCGTCGACTACTTCGCCAATCCTGAGTCGTGGGAAATCAACGAAGACATGAAGGGTAGCATGAAGGCTATCCCTAAAAGCAAAATCCCTACTGTCGCCCGCTGGTGCCACAGCATCGGCGTATCAACCCGCGTCCTGGACGACTGGCAGCGCCGCCACCCGGAGTTTGCCGAAGCCTACCAGATGGCCCGCCAGCTTCAGCAATCATTTGCCGTAGAGCTGGCCGCAGCCGGTATAGGTACGAGCCTGCTTAACCTGTTCATGCAGGACCGCCACGGATGGAAGGCTGCGAAAGAAGAATCAGAACAGAGCAACGAGCCAATCCAGAAAGTGGTCGTGGAGGTCGTCAGTGCAGATAAGCATAAAGGCGACTGAGCCGCAGGCCGCATTCCTCGGTATGCACTGTAAATTCCCGGCTTTCGTTGCCGGGTTCGGCACTGGTAAATCAGAGGTGATGTGTAACTCCGCACTCCTTGACAGTCTGGAAGGCGGTTCATCGTCCATGATTGCCATGTACGAGCCAACATACGACCTGGTGCGCCTTATACTGGCTCCACGTATGGAGGAAAAACTCCAGGAATGGGGCGTGCGATACCGCTACAACAAATCTGACAACATCATCTATACGTCCAACCGGCAGCTGGGCGATTTCGTTCTGCGCACCCTGGACAACCCGGCGCGTATCGTAGGTTATGAGTCGTTCCGTGCTAAAATAGACGAACTGGACACGTTGAGACGCGAGCACGCAGAGCACGCATTCAACAAAATCATCGCCCGTAACCGCCAGAAGCCGGACACCTACGTAGCGATATCACCGAAGCCGGTTAACACGGTGTCTATCTTCACCACGCCGGAAGGCTTCCGCTTCGTACATGACCGCTGGGTAGTGAACAAGAAACCCGGTTACGAGATGATTCAGGCCTCAACGCTGTCGAATCCGTTCCTGCCAGAGGGGTACGTTGACTCACTGCGCGCGACATATCCGGCGCAGCTTATCGAAGCGTACATTAACGGTGAGTTTACCAACCTGACATCCGGCACAGTGTACTACGCCTACAACCGGCAGCGACACAGCAGCCGTGAGACGATTAAACCTGGCGAAACGCTGTACATCGGCCAGGACTTCAACGTCGGGCAGATGGCCTCAACGGTCTACGTGCAGCGCGGGCACGTCTGGCACGCAGTTGACGAACTTAAAGAGATGTACGATACGCCTGACGTCATCCGCGCCATTAGCGAACGATGGAAGCGCAACGGACATCACATCGTTATGTACCCGGACGCCAGCGGAAAGAACCGTAAGAGCAACAACGCATCAACTTCCGATATCGCACAGTTGCAGCAGGCCGGATTCGAGATTCGGGCAAAGTCAACTAACCCGGCGGTGAAAGACCGTGTTGCCGCTGTCAATAAGGCGTTTGAATCTGGTATGCTGATGGTTAACGAACAGGCGTGCCCGGTTACGTCGCGCTGTCTTGAGCAGCAGGCTTATGACAAGAACGGTGAGCCGAATAAATCCAGCGGCAACGACCACCAGAACGACGCGACAGGCTACCCAATCGCCTATGAAATGCCGATTGTTAAACCGGTTATCAACATCCCTGTATCTTTTGCCTTGTGAGGCGTTATGACAAACAAACATTACTGCCCGTTTTGCCAACGTGACATTGAACCTTTTATCGATGAAGAAACCGGCGAGCCCTTAATCGTGAAAGACGCCGAAGACCCGCTGGATGCAGGCGGTTTTGTGTATGTTCACGATGACGTGCCGCACGACAGCGATTACACTTTTGAGGCCCTGCAATGAGCAACGACAACAGCGTAAAAACAAAACACCGCGAGTGGCTTTACCACTTCGAGAAATGGAAGAAGGTGCGTAACGCTGTTGCGGGCGACCTTATCAGCTACCTGCGCAACGTCGGCCTGAACGAGCCAGATAAAACCTACGGTGAAGCACGCCAGGCAGAATATGAGCAGGGCGCTATCTGCTATAACTTCACCAAGCGCACACTTTCCGGCATGGTCGGCAGCGTCATGCGCAAAGACCCGGAACAGATTATTCCCGACCAGCTTGAATACCTGCTCACCAACTGCGACGGTTCTGGCGTTGGCCTGTGGCAGCACGCACAGGATACGCTGATGGAGATTGACGCCATTGGCCGTGGTGGGCTGCTGGTAGACGCTCCTGAAGTAGGCGCGGCCACGGCTGCCGAGCAGAACGATGGATTATTAAACCCGGTTATCGCATTCTACACCGCAGAGAACATCATCAACTGGCGCATGAAGCGCTTCGGTTCGGTTAACCGCGTAGTGATGATTGTGCTGCGTGAGGTGTGGGAATACTACGAAGCAGACAACGAGTTCGAAACCAAAATTGGCGAGCAATATCGCGTGCTTGACCTGGACGAAAACGGCAAGTATCGCCAGCGCATTTACCGTTTCGATGCGGCCGGTGGCGCTCAGCAGGACGTAACGACAATCTATCCGCAGCTCGGGCCCCAACTGGAAGGCCGGATTCCGTTCACGTTTATTGGCGCCAGCAACAACGACGCTACTGTAGACGACGCGCCGATGCTGCCGCTGGCGGAGCTTAACATCGGCCATTTCCGGAACAGTGCGGATAACGAAGAATCCAGCTTTGTGGTAGGCCAGCCCACGCTGTTTATCTTCCCTGGTGAGCAGATGAGCCCGTCCTTGTTCAAAGAGGCTAACCCGAACGGTATTAAATTCGGCAGCCGCACAGGCCATAACCTCGGTTCTGGCGGCGACGCTAAACTGGTTCAGGCCACAGAGAACAACCTGGCAAAACAGAACATGCTGGATAAAGAGACGCAGGCCGTGCAGATTGGCGCACAGCTTATCACACCATCAACACAGATTACTGCGGAGTCGGCGCGCATCCAGCGCGGTGCTGATACGTCCGTTATGTCGACCATCGCCCGCAACGTAAGCCAGGCCTACACCGACGCCTTAACGTGGGTCGCCGCAATGCTTGGGATGCGTGAGGGTGTGGAGATTGAATTTAAACTGAATATGGACTTCTTCCTGCAGCCAATGACCGCACAGGACCGTGCTGCATGGATGGCGGACATTAACGCGGGTCTGTTACCGGCTACAGCCTATTATGCGGCACTACGTAAGGCGGGCGTAACTGACTGGGAAGATGCTGATATTCTTGACGCCGTAGAGGCGCAGGCGCCTACTTCAGTAGCACCGGTTCAACCGACCGTCGGAGACATCCCGACAACCGCACAACAGGGCGAGATTGAACAGGGTACGCAGCCATGATTAAATTCGTTATTCTGGTAGCGTTTATGGTGGTGGCTTGCGCGGTCATCCTCGCTATCGCCTGCGCACTTTACATGATGGTTAATGAATGAGCCAGCTTTCAGAAACGATAATCAGCCACCAGATATGGCTCCAGCGCCTTGGCACGCAGACCGCATCCCTGTCAATTCCGTTTGTCAACAAAATGCGTGCTGAAGTGCGCGACGCGGTACTTAAGTTCGGCGACGACGCGCGCACAGTCAAGAAACTGAATAAGATGCTGGAAAGTCTTGACGGCGTGCTGTCCGATGTTACCGGAGACTGGAAAAGCACTATTGAAAAAAGCCTGCGCGATATTGCCGATTATGAAAATAAATGGTTTATCCACACGCTAAACGAGAACACCAGGAAGGATGTGTTTGTCAGTGGCCCAACGGCGACCGAGCTGTGGGCGCGCATCAAATTCGCCCCTCTGGCGCTAAGCAATGCTCCTGTGGTTTTAAACGACCTTCTGTCGGGGTGGGGTGACAACGAGCGCAATCGTCTTCTACGCGGCGTACAGACCGGGTTTGTGCAGGGCCAGACGACACGTCAGATTGTCTCTGGCGTAGCTGGAGCTGGCGGCCTGGCCGACATTTCCGAACGCAACGTGATGACTGTTGTCCGCACCGCCGTTAGCCATGTATCCAACACCACGCGCCAGATGACCTACGACGACAACAGCGATATTGTCAGCAAGTACCAGTGGGTGTCGACTCTCGACAGCCGCACGTCGACGGTGTGTAAGTCGCGTGATGGGCAGGAGTATCTAATCGGTAAAGGTCCGATGCCGCCCGCGCATCCGAACTGTCGCAGTACCACCATCCCGGTTATTTCGGATGACTTCCTTGATTTTCTGGACGAAGGCGCAGTGCGTGCCGCGCGCGGGGCTGACGGCGGTACACAGGTCGATGCTAAAACGTCATATTATGATTTTCTTAAACAACAGCCCGCGTGGTTCCAGGACGAGGCTTTAGGGCCAGTACGTGGTAAAATATTCCGTAACTCCGGCATCAGCCCGGAAGAGTTCCGCGTAATTTCCGTTGACGGCTACGGCCGCCCACTTACACTACAACAGATGGCTGACCTCGATAAGCGAGTGGCCGACTACCTGAAGGGGTTATGACATGGGTTTCTTTACCGTTCACGATGTTCCGGCGCGCCGAGTCGTACAATATAAACGTGTCTCCGGCTCGGCTGAAGGCGCTATCCACCTGGAAGATGAATCTGTCCTGGGCAAAGCTGTAGACCAGATGCCGTATGCCGACAAGACCGGTATCGCAGTTGCTGCTGGTGGCACCCTGTTTGAAGTTCCGTATCTGGAAGACGCCGGCGATGTGTATTTTGCAGTGCAGCCAGAAGACGCACAGCTTGGTTCAACTGCGACCACACTCACGGCAACACCGAAAGCCGGTAAAGCGCCGTACACCGTGCAGTGGTACAAAGACGACAAGCAGGTCGTAAACGTGCCGGATGGCGGCGAGAAGCTGAAAGTTACGGAGGCCGGGAAGTACTGGGCAGTTGTGACGGATGCCGACGGGGAACAGGCGGTGTCGAAAGCTGCCGAGGTTAAGCCGAAAGCCGAGTAAAGAAAAGGCCCCGTAAGGGGCCTTAATTATTTAATTCTAGCAGGCATAAGGACAATGAAATCTGTATCGGATAACGCAACGCGGCAAGCGTCTGTAGCGCTCTGAAATTCTAATTTTACCGATTTTTTTTTACCGTAGAACTTTCCCGCCTTTTCCAGTGCATGAAGATACGAACCTGCGAATCCTATAGAGGATACTTGACCCTCTGTGAATTTAGTGACGCGCCGCCAATCAGGGTAACGACAATCTACAAAGCGGACCGCTAGAGCACTTAAAAATCCCGCTTTATCTGAGTAGAACTTAGCCGAAGTAGAATCAATTTCTGCATAGTCGAACTTAGACGGGGCCTTACCTAGCACGTCAACGGTAATACTTTCGCCGGCTTCTGTTTCAACTTTTCCGGTGAAAAGTATTGCGCCGTCTGTCGCCACTATAAAACCTTCTGCGTCAAGATGAAAACCGTTAACGTAATGCCTTGTGTCGTTCTTACCGCGACAAAGTGTGGCGGATTGAAACGCGGCGTAGCTTACTTTGAACATTCAATTTTACCTCTTCTGTTTAAGTTACGCACAGCATATAGAACACCAGAATATTAGTCAAGTATTATTAGAGGTTTTAATACAAACTAGGATTCTACTGAATAATCTAATAATGGCTAAAAATTAGACTATTATAAGTATCTTTAATTGGCATGCTATTGACACGTTTTTGTATAATGCCGTTGACCTCACCACGGAACAGACATGCCAAGATGCGAAAGCATCTTAGCAAGTCGCCAGGGACGGGCCGTAAGGCCTGGAGTCCCTGAAGCGATGCGCGTATGGCTCAGCACCGGTCAAACAGACATCGGGGATAGTCTATTCAGATTTCTCTGAATCAGTTATACTGAGACGGACAATCTGTCGGACTCTATCCTTTCAATGACTTACGGCAACAATGATTCTTAGTGTGTTGCCGTACAGTAATGGTGTGGGGTTCGCTAAGGCTACCCCCACTGTTACGAGGGGTTGGGAGACAACATGAATCTACGAAGCATATTAATTATCGTTATCCCCGGACTTCTCATATCCTCCTTTTGGGCCTACGGAGTTTATCAGCACAGTCAGGGCTGGAAAGAAGGCCGCGCCACACTGGTAACGCAACAGCAACAGCAGGCACAGGCTAAGCTGGAGAAGCAAGTCACACGGCAGCACCAGAACGACACCCGCGCCGCCGCCGCCGAACAGCAGGGTGCCGCACGCACCGTAACCATCACTCAGGAAGTCGTTAAGTACATCAAGACGCCGGGCCGGAATGTCTGCACGTTCGATGAAGCGCGCGTTAAGCTGAAACAGGCCGCCGTCGATAACGCCAATCACATCAAAGGCTACGACAATGAATAAATTATTCCTGTTGGCTGTAATAATTGGAATAACTGGTTGTGCGCCAGAATATACGCCTAACACGTTGCCGCCGGTTGACCCGCAGCTTATGACCGCGCCGTGTAAGTTAGGTGATGCGAAAGCAGATGCCGATGAGGATTTGTCTGCGGATGTGCAGAACGCGGAATGCGTGCGCCAGCTCAGGCTAAAGGTGTACAGGTTGCAGGACTGGATTAAGAACGTTACACAATGAGAAAAGCCCCTTACGGGGCTTTTATGGTATCGACATGGGCTTTATTGATTTTTACTCTACCGTACACATACTTTCCCGTCTTACCTTCTCCGGCCGCCCTGTATGGTGCCGCGTCTCTTAGCGCCGGGTCTACGGCCACAACTATAAGAAATACCCCTAATACTTTCTCTACTGCAACGATAACGCCGTTATCTCTTATCTTTAATATATCTCCGGATTTAACTTCACGGCGAGTTGCTCTTACTATTTTGTGTATGAAAATATCATCGTTGACATCATATCCGGCATTCCATGAGTGCAGGCCATCTTCGCCGAAAATTTTAATGTGATTTTTTAGGTTATTTCTAAAACTCATATTCAACAACCCCATCTTCGCTGATAATTTGTGCTTTGTAGAAAGACCCGCGTGACGCAAGCTTATATGCCTGTTCCATTGTCATTTGGCGGTATTCAGGTTTGCTGGTTTCAAATTCCATTACAATTAAAGTCGTCATTTAGACACCTCCTCGTTAAGTTGAGTTAATATTAGAACCGTAATATCATAGTGTCAATAGGAATAGTTGCCTTCTCCTGCGGAATAATTTATTCTTGACAGTGTAAAGCCGGGTGGCCCGGCTACTAACGTCCAGGGGACATACTGACTATGAATCGTTTTTTACGTTTTCCGCTTCAAGAAGAAGCACCAGACGACCTTAAACCAGCAGGCGGCGCAACCACATTCACGGCAGAACAAGTGCAGAAGATGATTGCCGAAGCTGTCGAGAAAGAAGTGTCTGGCCTGAAGGCCAATAATGAAGCGTTGTTGACCGAGAAGAAAGAAGCAGCACGCAAGGCGAAGGAAGCTGAAGAAGCACGCCAGCAGGCGCACCAGGAAGCGCTGAAGTCCGCCGGCAAGATGGACGAGTTCGAAAAGACGATTCGTAGCCAGTATGAGCCTGTACTGAAAGAGAAAGAAGAGAAGTATTCTGCGCTGGCCAACCGTGTACTCGGCAGCGAGCGTAAAGCGGTACTTGGTAGCTTCGCCGGTGATTTTATTACACCGGAAGCAGTAGACATCCTGGCGCCGTTTGTTAAAACCGAGTTTGACGGGGAAGACGTGGTAACGAAGTTCATCGGCGCAGATGGTAACGTTATCACGACAGACCCTGAACAGTTCCGCAAATACTTGCGCGAGCACAAAGCATTTTCGCATTTGATTAAAGCAAATGCAGCTTCCGGCGGCGGGGCTTCCGGCGGCAAAAGCGGCGGGGCCGCACCAGCGTTTAAGGATATGACAGAGGCCGAGCGCCTCGAATTGAACCGTACCAATCCCGCCGAATTTGAGCGGCAACTAAAAGCCCTGAGGAAATAACAAATGGCAATCACCACTATTGGCGACATCGTAACCGGTAACATCCCTGTACTGGCGTCTTACATGACCGAAGACCCGGTAGAAAAAACCGCGTTCTTCCAGTCCGGTATTCTTACCCCGACGCCATACGCCGCTGAAATCGCCCGTGGCTCGTCGAATAGAGCTGTGCTGCCGTACTGGAAATCTATCGACGCATCTATCGAGCCTAACTACTCGAACGACGTGTACCAGGACATCGCGACTCCGCGCGCAATTAACACCGGCGAAATGGATGTTCGTGTTGCATACCTTAACGAAGGTTTCGGCCAGGCGGATTTAACCGTTGAGCTGACCAGCCAAAACCCGCTGCAATCAGTTGCACGTCGTCTGGATAACTTCTGGCAGCGCCAGGCGCAACGCCGCCTCCTGGCGACTACCCTGGGTCTGTACAACGACAACGTGTCCGCTACTGACGCGTACCACACGCAGAACGACATGATTATTGACGTTTCTGCTACATCTGGTTTTGACGCTGGCGCGTTTATCGACGCAACCCAGACTATGGGCGACGCTCTGATGGGCGCGGGCGGTGATGTGCTGGGCGTTATTGCGATGCACAGCTTCGTATACGCACAGGCCCGTAAGCAGCAGCTTATCGACTTCGTGCGTGACGCCGAAAACAACACCATGTTCTCCACATACCAGGGCTACCGCGTAGTTGTAGACGACGAAATGACCGTGGTTGGCACCGGCTCAAGCCGTAAGTTCATCAGCGTCATCTTTGGCAACGGCGCTATCGGTTACGGTGAAGGTAATCCAAATATGCCGCTGGAATATCAGCGCTCTCCAGAGCGCGGTAACGGTGGTGGCGTAGAAACCCTGTGGAGCCGCCGCACCTGGCTGATGCACCCACTGGGCTACAGCTTCACCAGCGCGGTAATCACAGGCAACGGCAGTGAAACTATCGCGCGCTCCGCTTCCTGGCAGGACCTGGCGAACGCAACTAACTGGAACCGCGTAATGGACCGCAAGCACATTCCGATTGCGTTCCTGGTAACTGGTGTCGGCGCTTAACGGTAGCGTATAATCAGGAGGGGCTTCGGCCCCTTCTTAACATTCATACAGGAGAATTTGTATGGCTACCACAGGTAAAGGGCTGCCGCGCAGTCTGAAAGACAGTACGATGTCGTTTACCCAGATTACAGGGAAACCGACTACGTACCCGCCGACAATTGGCACAACCGGCACTACAGCTATGGCTGGTAACAAAGCGCCGACCACCACTCAGCGCGGCGGCGTACTGCAACAGGCGGCCCAGGCTGACTCCGCCGCCGCACCAACGCAGGCAGAATTTAACGCATTACTGGCTAAGCTTCGCTCCGCCGGTGTTATCGCATCCTCTTAAGGAGAATTGAAATGGTTGATGTAATCAAACGCCGCATGACGGGTATTTCTGATGATGGTCCGGCTGACGGACAGGTTGAGATTGACATGGAGAATATTTCTCCGGCTTCGTTCTCTACCGCGCTCCCTGCAACCAAAGCTGTAACCGCGGGCCAGACTCTGACGCTTACCGTAGCGGTAACTGGCGGGGCCGAACCATACAACCTGCAATGGTACAAAGATGGTAATGCTATCGCGGGAGCAACTGGCCTGAGCTATAGCAAAGCGTCATCCACCACAGCTGACTCCGGTACCTATAAAGTCGTGGTGCGCGATGACTACGGCAATATCATTTCCGGCGCGTCTACAGTAACCGTATCATAAGACAACGGCCCTCCGGGGCCGTCATAAGGATTAGAGATGGCAAACGACAATTACGTAAAGCGCGAGCGCTACAACGGCCTCGTTGAAGTTGACGGTAAGTTAATCCCTCAACGCGGCGACGCGCTGCCTGACGACCTGGTAGAAACGCAGCCGGATAACGAAGACGCGCATAACAACGGTGGCGGAGTCGAACGTAAACGCCGTCGTCGCACGTTCGAGGAATAAACCATGGCTTTAGTCGTTGAGGATGGGACGGGTAAAAGTGACGCCGATTCCTACGTGAGCCTGGAGTCCGCCCGCGCGCTTGCGGCTAAGTATGGCCTGTCTTTACCTGAGCAGGACGCCGCTGCGGAGGCTGCTTTACGGAATGGGGCCGTTTATATCGGCTTGCAGGAGCCCGCCATGTGCGGCCACCGTGTATCCGCAACACAGGCACTGTCTTTTCCCAGAACCGGAATTCGTCTCTACGGTTTCCCTGTTGCCAGCAACATTATTCCGGCACAGGTTGTGCAGGCGCAAATTATTGCAGCTGCCGAATATGCTAAGGGTACTGACGTCCGGGGGTCAACTGACGGTCGTGCTGTTGCGTCTGAGCGTGTGGAAGGCGCTGTGGCCGTGTCATACTTCAACAACGGTAACAACGGCAGCACAGTCGTAATCACTGCGGCTATGGACGCGTTGCGGGCTCTGCTGTGTGGCGATACTACCGGCTCGTCATTTAATGTATACCGGGGCTGACTATGAGCACCGCCTTCAGTAAACGGATGCAAAGCACCGCAACGCGGCTGCTGACCAAATACGGTAGTTCAGTGACGTTAATCCGTGCGGGAGCCCGTGTATGGGATGCTGTGTCCGGGGAGTATATTCAGTTGGCGGATACCCAAATTCCTCTGGTCGGTGCGGTTCCTGTTCCGGTTAATATTGCGCTGGTTAACGGCACGACTATCCAGGCTGGCGACATGGTTGTTAAAGCCGAGTACAGCGTGACGCCTAAAATGGAAGATAAGGTTTATTTTAATGGCGAACAATGGTCTGTCGTCGGCATTGAGCCTAAAATGGTGAACGATGACACCATCGCCTGGTTTATCAGGGTGCGTAAATGAGTACAGACTTCGAGCGCTCTATTGAGAATTTTATAAAGAAAGCGCGGAAAAACCCGGAGCTGGTAGTCCGCCAGGTAACTGTTAAACTTTTTTCCCAGATTATCCTGGCAAGTCCTGTCGATACCGGACGTTTTCGCATGAACTGGCAGGCAAGTTACGGACAACCGGCAACCTCCGTTCTCATTGCTAACGACCCCAGCGGCAGTCGCGCGATAGCCAACGCGACAAACTTTGTTATGCGCAACCCGGAGTGGGAAGAGTTCCGTTTCACCAATAACCTTCCTTATGCCGAAGCCATTGAATTTGGCGGCTATCCCGGTAACGGGCCCAACACGGTAGGCGGCTATTCAAAACAGGCACCACAGGGCGTTGTGCGTGTAACTGTTAAGCGTTTCCAGCGACTTATTGATGAAGCTGCGGCGAGGATGAGTTAAATGGCTACCTATTTTGAGGACCTTACCAAAGCGTTTGACATTGCGCTGATGACCTTCGGAGCCGCGAACAACATCCCCGTTGCGCTGGAGAACATCGACGCACCGACCAGCACGGCAACACCGTATCTGGCGAGCTACATGTTACTGGCTGACACAGAACAGGCAGATTTGTTCTGGACGGAACAGCGCGCCGGGATTTATCAGATAGATATCAACGTCGCATCGGTCAAAGGTAGCGCGCCAGTGAATAAAATGGCAGACTTACTTATGGAGGCGTTTAAACCATCAAATACGTTTCAACGTAATGACATCTGCGCCGAAGTGCAGTCGGTTAGCCTGGGGCCGCTGATTGTTCAGAATGGATGGGCGAAGCGCCCGTTATCAATTAATTTTGTTGCCTTCACTGCGAGGATATAACCGATGGCACTGCAACCCTATAAAGGCGCGAATACCGCACAATTCTACACACTGGAGACTACGCCTGGCGTCACTCCGACGAGTCCGGTATGGTCGCCGCTGCGCAACACCGGAGGCGTGCCTGCTGTAACACGCGACGCGCTGGTTTCAAACGAGCTGGACGGCAGCCGCGAAACATCATCCATCCGCACCGGTAACAAACAGGTAACCGGCGAATACGCGATTGAACTGAGTGCGCAGAGCCAGGACGAATTACTGGCTGGAGCCATGACGAGTTCATGGGTGGCTGGTGTATCTCAGACCTCTGTTTCTGTTGCCGTTGATGCGACAGCGAAAACATTCACCCGTTCAACCGGCAGCTTTATCACTGATGGCGTTGAAGTTGGCAACCTGATTGCCTTTACCGACCTGCCGGGTGAAAACGGTAAGCCTTTCATCGTTACCGCGGTGACTGCTACTGTGGTAACCGGCGCTGGCATCCAGAAGCCGCTGACAACTGCCGCAGCGGCGGCTACCGATTATAAAACCGGCGACAAGCTGGAAACCGGCAACCTGTGTAAGACATACTCCATACTCACCTGGTTTAAAGGTCGTTGCGGCGGCGCTGACAGTTACGTCATTACACGCGGAGTTGAGTTCTCCGGCTTCACCATTGAACAGGCTGTCAACGCGATGGTGACCGGTTCCTTCCCGTTCATCGGTCTGAGCCAGGAGATTCTTACCGCGCCGCCTGCCGGGTCAACGTATACCAGCTTCACCGCTGAACCATTCTCAAGTGTGGATGTATCCGCGTACAACGGCACCGCGCCGCTGAAACTGATTGATACCTTCACTATCACCAACGATAACGGAACGTCTGCTCAGTTCGAGCTTGGTAATGACAGCGTGGCTTTCGTTGAGCGTGGCCGCGCGGCTAACACCTTCTCGCTTGCTGGTAAGCTGTACGACATGACACTGCTAAACCTGTTCCTGAATGAAACGCAGGTGGAATTAACCTCTGTTCTGTCCGGCACGCAGGGGGCAATGTCCTTCACGCTGAAACGTGCGGAGATTACCGCGGCAACACCTGAGATTGGCGGACCGGAATCCGTTACGCTGTCTATCGAAGGTCAGGCCACGGGTAACGCCTATCAGTCTTCTATCGTCATCCAGCGAATCACCTACGCATAAAAAAAAGGCCCCAATTAAGGGGCCTTTTTCTTTCTCAACAACCAGAGTCTTCGACATATCTTACATGTTCCAGGGCCCTTATAGTGACCACGACGGCATTGCTTCATAACCACGCCTTCGCGTCTTAGCGGTACACCCAGAACGTGAGCCTTATCGTACACCGCTTTAACCGTATGCCCGGTATTCCGTGCTATCTCAGCGGGCGGCAATATGCCCGCATTCTCCGTAAGATAGTCCAGTTGTTCGCGGGGCCAGTCGGTCATTTTACAGTCAAGACCCCTTCACTTCGCATTTGATGCCCGCGGCAAATAGCGCCAGCGCCACATCTTTCAACGCTTCGTTGTAATACGCAGCATTTGCGGCGCTCACACGTTGACCTTTAAGCATCCAGTAGCCATCCGAATCATCACGCTCAACTTTTGGCGGAAATTTAACAGCTCGCCCTTCGAGTTCAGCGATGCGTCCTTTTGCTGCAAGCAACTCAGCAACAATAATTTCACGCCAAATTTCATAGCTTGCCTCCAGCTTGTCCCAATCGGGATTGAAGTTTGCTAGCTCGGATAATTGGTCTTTCAGAAACGCGTTGCTTTTCTGCGCGCTCTCCAGCGCCTCTACCAGCGCAAGGATTCTCCGGGCTACCGCGACTTCGTCAGGGAAATCCTTGCGCCATTCTTCGTTTAATAACTTGCAACTTACAGGATTCAGGCGGGCCCGTTCTGTCATCAGAGAAGCAAGCTCTTTATTGCGGGCGATTAGCTCGGTTGTGTTCATAATGGGCGGCTCCATAACATAGCCAGACCGATTAATGCGAATACATATTGCATACGCACCTCTTATTTAAACAGGTTAGCGACTACTTTAATCAGCTTGACCGGAGCCAGGCCGACCAGCAGGAATACCACAACGGCAACAAACATACGACCCATTGCGCCGTCGGCGTTTACGGACAGAGTGCTCCAGAACCAGTATTGCAGGAATGCAAAGATGACAGCGAGCCACAGAGCGGAAATAACGGTGATAACTGATTTCATTTTAATACCCTCATTGGTTGGTGTGATGTAATACTGGCCTAATATTTGGATGATTGCAATACCCGTGTTAATATATTTTTGCGGCTAGGGTCATACCCGAAAGGCGGATGGTCACCGCCTGCCGCTTCAACCAGACCAGTAACCTCTTAACCAAAGGAAAAGAAAATGCAACTCAGCGATTTTTATTTTGAAGATAAAGCCCAGACTGGCGCACGTATGCCGATTTTGCTGCCGGATGGCACTGATTCTGGCGAATGGCTGAATGTTGTCGCGCCTGAAGCCGACGCCGCTGTCAAGGCAGGCCGCGCGTTCCTGTTTGCGTATCGCGCTAAAGTGGCAGAGCTGGAGCCTTTACAGAAGAAATGTAAAAAGCAGGAAGACTTCACAGAATATAACGTGCTTCTTAATGACGCCTGTACCGAGCTAAACCGCCAGCTCGCCGCCGAAATTGTAAATGGCTGGAGTTTCGACGAGCCTTTCTCAAAAGAAGCGCTGGAAAACCTTCTCGCCCAATACCGCACACTCGGCAACCAGGTCGCTGAGTTCCAGGCGGAACAGCGGAAACTGTTACAGGAAAAGTAAACGCGCTGTACGCGTTCGCCTCCTGGCAACTCGTCGCGCGGCAGGCCCGTCAGAAATTTGACAGCATAGCCGATGCGCACGAGGCCGCACTAATCGCAATGGGTGTAATCGACAGTGCGCAGCGAACAGCGCAGGACAGCGGGCCAGAGTGCCCGCCAGTCTTTATCAGCACCTTTGAAAAGTACCGGGAGCTAAAGTTTATCCGCCGTGAGGACGAAAGCGGCGTTAAACTGTATGCAAGAGATATGCTTGAGTGGTCTGATTTGATATCTTATAGCCAGATTACCGGGCAAAACATCAGCATGTTTGAGTCCGAACTGATAATGGGCCTGGACGCCATATACGAGGGTAAAGACGATGTCTGATATTGCCAGCCTGATAGTCAGGGTAACAACGCAAGGGGTTGACAATGCCTCCGGCGCTCTGAGGGGCCTCGGTAAAGCAGCCCTGGCGGCTGGCGCTGCCGTGGGTGGTCTGGCTGCGGCTAAAGAGGTATTCAGCTCACTGGTGGAGTCCCAGCGTAACTTTGACAAGTTAAACGCCGGACTTATCACCATGACGGGCAGCACCGAAAACGCCGCGAAAGCGTTTGGCGTGTTGCAACAGTTCGCCAAAGATACACCTTACGGCCTTAACCAGGCCGTTGAGGGTTTTACAAAACTGGTGGCGCTGGGTCTTAAACCGTCGCAGGAAGCCCTAGTCTCCTACGGCAACACCGCCGCAGCGATGGGTAAAGACCTGAACCAGATGATTGAGGCCGTCGCGGACGCCTCTACTGGTGAATTTGAGCGACTCAAAGAGTTTGGTATCAAGTCCAGTAAACAGGGCAATGATATCGCCTTCACGTTCCAGGGCGTCACCACAACTGTAAAAAACAACTCTGAAGCCATCCAGGAATATTTACTGGCGATTGGTAACACCCAGTTCGCCGGTGCGATGGAGCAGCGTGCCAAGACGCTTGACGGGGCTATCTCCAGCCTGGAAGACAGTTTTGAGGCGTTCAAATTAAGCGTTGCGCAGTCTGGATTTGGTGACCTGGTTGCTGAGCAGGTGCGAAACGCGGAAACCGCCATTAACGAGATGACGGGCTTAATCGCATCAGGCCAGCTATCCGCCGAGATTAGCGCCTGGACAGACCTGTTCGATAACTCTTTCTCGTTTATCTCTGACTGGCTGAACGACCTAAACAAAGATTTCAACAACACTGCCAAAGCCATTTCCCCATTCGGCAACACGATAGCGACGGATATCTCTGACGGCATTGCGGCCTTGCCGCCGTATGTTGCCGCAATAATGAAAGAGGTGTATTACGAGTTTGACGCGCTGGTCAAGAAAGCCGGGGCTGTCGGTGTCGCCGTAGCTAATGCGCTCAACCCGTTCAGCGAGTCTGGCTTCTCCGACACTTACGCCGCCGAATCGAAAGAAATTGAGCGCGCGCTGGCCGCACGAATCAATATTATCCATAAAGAGCGCGACGACACTATCCAGGCTTTCAAAGACCAGGTCGACGCCAGCAAAAATCTGCGTAAAGAGTACGACGAACGGGCTAAACAACAGGTAGACCTTTCCAAACTCGTTAAGAACAAGCCCGGCTCCCCGTCAGCACAGCCGGACCCTGATGCTGCAAAAGCCGCCAAAAAGGCCGCGGATGAGGCAAAACGTAACAGGGAGCAAGCGCAGGATTTTCTGGATACGCTCGCACGGCAGCAGCAGGACGAGCTGAAAGCTATTGATGCGCAGGAACAGCAGAAGCTGGATAAGCTGAATAAGTTCCATGAATTACGTGCGCTGTCGGATAAGCAGTACGAAGACGCTAAAACGCAAATTATGCTGGAGGCAGACACTGCACGCCAGGAAGAACTCGACAAACGCGAAAAAGAGCGGAAAGAGAAGCAGCAGAAAGGCGAAGACTTCATGGCCCAGATTTTGGGTCAAAATGCGGTCGAGCTTGATTTGCTGGAGATTCAGGAAAAGCAGAAGCTAGACATGGCTAATAAATTCCGGGCCGAGGATTTAATTAGCGAAGAAGAATACCAGGAAGCGAAACGCGGAATAGCGCAGAATTATGACAAAAAGAGACGCAATGAGTACGCCAGAATACTTGGTCAAACAACCGATGACTTAAAAACTGCTCTTGGCGAAGGCAATAAGGCGTATAAGGCTTTCGCCATTGCTAATGCCATCATGCAGACGTATGTAGGTGCCGTGGCGGCGTTTCAGTCAGCGGCAGCCATTCCTATTGTCGGGTGGATTGCGGCTCCGGTGGCGGCTGCCGCTGCCGTTGCCGCTGGTCTGGCTAACGTAGCGAAGATTCGCTCTGCCCGTGAGCAAGGGGGTTATCTGGCCGCGGGGCAGGCGTCAACGATTGCCGAGCGGGGTCGCGCAGAAGTTATCATGCCCGCCGGTGCCTCCCGTGTCCGTACCGCCGCTCAGATGCGCCAGATTATGGGTGAAGATAATAAACGCAGCGGGAATGACAGCGTGGTGATTGTCAACAACACGACCGGGCGCATTGACAGTGCAACTACGGAACGTGACGACGAAGGCCGGTTACGTGTTATCATCAGCGAAACAGTCTCCCGCGCTTTGCAGGATAGCAATTCTGATATTTCTAAATCGCGCCGCAATACACGCGGGCTACCAGGATACTAAACATGGGTTCTTTACGTTTTCCGGCGTCGTTACGCCCTATTGTATCAAAAGGCTACTCGCAGACGCGCGGCAATAATATCTGGCGCACAGACGTTCAGGGCGGGCTGCCGCGCCAGGGCCGCGATACTTATTTTGAGCCTGTACCGATTAGCATCACTCTGGTTGTGTCTAATCTGGGCCGCCAGGCGTTTTACAGCTTCCTGACGCAGATTAACGGCGGCGCTGATTCGTTTATTATGGTCAATGACACAGGCTATGGTCTGGCCGACCACCAGGTGATGATTACCAGCACGATAAGTGACAGTACTGAGGACGGCAAGAACTGGGTCATCTCATTCACGGCAACCGCCGAACGCACCGCGATTCAGGAAGATAATTGCCTTACCGAAAACCTTCCTGACCTTTTTGGCTGTTACGGCGATTGCCTGGGATATTTCCTGACGGAATACGGAACCACGCAAACGACCTTCCCGCGTATCTGGAGTAACGAAGGCCCGGCTGGGTATCCTCCGATTGATATGCTGGCTTCCGTCCTGGATTCACGTATTGAGTACACAGGTCCTTCTGTTAACTATCTAAACAGTTCCGGGCTTCTTGTGCCTTCTGCCGTTAATGAGTGGCCTGTTATGTACATTGGCGGCTACGCTGTTGGGAGAGGCCAACCAAGAAACGCAGAATCTAATCTGTTAAAATATAGCCGCGATTTAAGCAATTCAAACTGGTTCTCACTTAATTTAAACATTCAAACATCTAACGAACGAATATTTGCCGACTTTTATGGTTTTAAGCTAATCCCTAATAGCACATCGGCGCAGCACTATCGTGCTTCTGCTGTAAACCCATTACCGACCGGAACTTTAATCAACATATCTGCCGTTGTTAAAGCCGCCGGAATGAACGTGGTACAGTTATATTTCGCTGGGGGTTCAACCGGAATAACCGACCAATATGCAAATTTTGATTTGAGTAACCAGAGTACCGCCGGGAGCGCGACAAACAGGCGGATAACACCCCTGGGGGGCGGTTGGTACTTATGCTCGTGTTCGGCTCAGGTAACTGGGGATATGTCATCTCTGCGTAATGCGATAATGGCGGCTGTTCCTTTGGTCAGCAGCACACGGGCACCAACTTTTTCAGGGAATGGGGTTGACGGTGTTATTTTTGCTAACGTACAAATGCAGAATAACGCAGATGTCGCGGAGCCGATAGTAACGGATGCCGCCGTAATAACCCGCGCTGCTTCTATTGCAAAGGTCAGGACTAACAAAGCAACAGCAATAAAAATAACCTATTCAGACGCTTCTACGACAAACGTAGCAGCGGTCGAAGGGTACGCGACGATACCACAGGCCGACAGCGCCTGGGGTTCTAAATACATCACGCGCATTGATTTCATCATGTAGGTAAGCCTATGAGTCAGGATTCAGTTTTAGCGGCGTACAAATTGAAACTGGCCTCCAACCCGGAGGGCCAGATTGACTATACTACGGTAGAAATAACGCATCCGTTGCTGTCCAAACGTTTTCTTATCGTGCGTGGCACCTCACCCCTTACGGCAACGTTAGAGACCGGCGAGACGGTGACATTCGAACCGTCGCCTATGGACGCCAAAAACCCGGCCAACAATAACGACATGGACCAACAGGCAGCTTTCACGCTGCCGGATGTTGGCAATGAGCTCGATGATGAAATGGCGCGCATCCCCCTCAACAATCAGGTGTGGCCAGTGT